GCACCATAAGGAGGTGGTAGATTTTGTTGAAGATTGGTATTGCAATGGGCCTTTATTGGGAGGTGGAGTTGATGTGGCAGCAACTATTGAGGAACATTACAACGAAACATTCGGAGGTAACAATGAATAATTTAATCGCCCCGTGGTTGTATAATCAATTGGTGGAACACAAAATTATCGTTGTTGATAAAACAACATACGGGGATAAGGTAACCGCAAAATATCAAATCCTTTTTGAACAAGCCAGTGAAATGGAAATTATGGGAAAAGAAATGAGTTACTCCGATGGTTATAGGGAAGGTTACAAACGGGCATTGGAATTGATTGAATGGTACATCAAAAACATAAATAAAGAAAAGGATATATGAAAGACTTACATAAAGAATTGCTAGAAGAAAAGATGAAGGTATACGGCAACAGGAATGCCGTTCACTTTTTACAACGATCCATTGATGGGCACCAAGTAACCAAGACTGAGTTCGCAAACACCGCGCTCATATCACCGGTTGATGAGTTCACCTTCAGAGAAAAGTTCAAGACCAACTGCGTGCATGTAATGAGTTATGCCGGTGGGTTTCACGTTCAGATACTGGATGATGGCTACCACTTGTATGAAGTGTTCGACAACGAAGAGGCGGACGAGATGCACACTAGGGTCAAGTCAAAAGAAATTAAAGACATCATCAGTTTCATATGGAGATATGAAGCGGACAAACTATTTAACAGAAACAAATGAAGAAAATATTATTCAATCAATTCGTAGACCGAGTGGCGAAGACCTTCTCTATGAGGGATCCGGAGGCTATGTTCCTTAGGACAAAAAGACAAGACGTGGTGGATGCAAGACAGTTGCTGTGCTACCTATGCTCGGCAAGAGACATATCACTTGCTGATATTAGAAGGCTAATGGAGGACAGAGGATTGCCATTGAAGTACCCGGCAGTTGTCAATGGTATCAAGAAGATCAAAGAGAAAGTAGAATCAGATCCCGACTATAAATTCTTAGTAGATAGAATCCAAAAGTCAGTGGGCTTTGAATTAGAAAAAACAATTTAATCAAATCTAATATGTCAGAAAAAACAAAATCAGTATTCGAAACATTGAGCGCTATCAATGTCAACGAGAAGGTCGAAAAGAAAAGCGGGCTGACCTACCTGTCATGGGCTTGGGCTTGGGCCGAAGTAAAGAAGACCTACCCCGATGCAACGTACTCAATCGTGAGATGTCCGGTATCTCAGCAGATCTATTCATTCGATGAGGCTCTAGGCTACATGGTGATGACCAGCGTAACCATCCAAGGGCAGACGCTTGAGATGTGGCTTCCGGTTATGGACGGAGCGAACAAGGCCATGAAGAACGAGGCTTACTCTTACTCTACCCGCTATGGCGACAAGTCAGTTGAGCAAGCAAGCATGTTCGACATCAACAAGACATTGATGCGCTGCTTGGTTAAGAACCTAGCCATGTTTGGTCTAGGTCACTACATCTTTGCCGGTGAGGATATTCCCGAGTCAGAGTCAGACGCCATTGCTAACACCACTACCAAGCCGTTGGCTAAGGCTGCCAAGACATCAGAGCCTGCGGCCAAGCCACAACTCAAGAAAGACAGCGAAGACTGGGACAAAGTTGTCAAGTGGATTGGCGACAACAAGGACAAGAGCATGGAAGAAGTAGAGAAGATTTTAAAGTCACGCTTTACAATCGCTCCTGCTGCACTCAAAGAACTCGGGGCAATACTTGGTACCAATGGATAGGTTAGAGGTTCTTAAATCGCTTAAAAACGACCAAGAATACTATACTGGGATAGGCAAACAGTTCCTGTCAAACTCAGATGTAGGAACTTTGTTGAATAATCCTACCGCTTTTGGTACATTCCGTAAGGATGGCAAAGCCTTTGCTGAAGGGCGGTTGTTCCACCAACTTTTACTTGAGCCGGAGAAGGCAGTTGACTTCCCCGTCTGCGACACATCAACACGGACCACGAAAGAGTACAAGGCTTTCATCCAAGAGTTGGGCGTTGAGTTCTGCATGCTGACCAAAGAAGTTGCTGAGGTCAACAGGTGGGTGGATGCTGTTCGTCAGAACTATTCGTTCTACGAATTGATCTACGGCCAAGGCAATCAGTACGAGGTGCCCGAGGTTACCACCTTCCACGATCTACCATGGAAGGGCAAGGCTGACATCGTCACCCCCGAGTTCGTTGTTGATTTGAAAACCACCGGTGACATCAACAAGTTCAAGTACTCGGCCCGTGCCTACAACTACGACAGCCAATGCTACATCTACCAACAGTTGTTTGGTAAGCCATTGGTATTCCTTGTCGTAGACAAAGAGACCTGTCAGTTGGGTATGTATAAACCATCAACAGAGTTCGTTGAATACGGAGCGCAGAAAGTAGAGAGAGCATCTCAAGTTTACCAACGATACTTCGGGCAGAATGCCAGCGAGGATATCATCAATCATTACATTAACGAAATTTTATAACACACATGTCACAAGAAAAAGTATTTGCAGACGGCTTCTCTTTCAAGAGAAATGAGAACGCCCCCGATTTTGTAGTTGGAAGACTGGCTATCAAAGTTGAAGACGCGGTAGCGTTCATGAAGGAAAACCAAAAGAATGGATGGGTTAATATCTCCATCAAGTACGGCAGAAGTGGTAACCCATACTGCGAACTAGACAACTTCGAACCATCATCCATGTCGAAAAATGTTGGAAATATGTCAAAAAATGTTGATTCCATGTCGAAAAATACACCCGTAAAAGAGGTTGATTTGGATGACGAATTACCGTTCTAGACCAACAAACACTGGGACTAAGGGGAGTTCGCTCCCCTTTTTTGTCTCCAAGAATATGTTGAAATGTTGATTTACTTTTCCTACTTCTCTATTTATTTCTCTATCTCTCTCTTTTTTATTTTTTATTTTTAAAAAGGGGTTAAAATTAACATTTTCAACATATTTATAGTTAAGTAATTAGTAATCAACAACTTAACAAAATCAACTTTAACATATTTTCGTACATTTTCAACATATCTGCCACCATTTTCAACATATTTGTACCATTTTCAACATATTTTTACCATGAATGTAACCATTTTTCAAAATATAAAAGATACTTCGACTCCATTTCATCGTGATGTGATGGGTATTTTACAACGGGTCAAAGATGGATCGAGCAAAGACTTGGTCAAGAGGATTCGTTCTGAAAAAAATAAGACAGAGCGGAACGAACTGAAGAAACAACTACCTGCCATATGTTTCTCCGGTACATTTAACAAACGAAACGACAGCGCCATCGTCGATCATAGTGGTTTAATGTGCTTGGACTTTGATGGCTACGAGAAGCAGAAGGCATTGCTTGAAGACAAGGAGAACTTATCCAAGAGCAAGTTTGTCTACTCGGTATTCGTCAGCCCATCGGGCAATGGCTTAAAGGTATTGGTCAAGATACCGGCTGATGCAGAGAACCATCAGAACTATTTCAATAGCCTTGAGAAGCATTTCAATTCACCCTACTTCGACAAGACATCCAAGAACATATCTCGTGTGTGCTACGAGTCTTACGATCCGTTGATACACATCAATGAGAACTCATCCATATGGGACAAGATAGAGGACGCTGAGTACCGCGAGGTACAACGCAACGTAGACGCACCGACCATCACCATCACCGACGAGAATAAGATTGTAGACATCCTCATCAAGTGGTGGTCTAAGAAGTACCCAATGAGCGAAGGCCAGCGCAATCACAACGCCTACATTCTTGCTATGGCATTGAATGACTTCGGCGTGAACAGGAGCCTAGCATCCTATGTGCTGAACCAATACGCCACCGCCGACTTCCCGCTTTCTGAGATACAGCGCACCATCGACTCTGCTTATGTGAACAAGCAGAACTTCGGAAGCAAGGCATACCAAGATGAGGAGCGTATGAATCAGATACGCGCTAAGGTTAGGAGGGGTGTACCAAAAAAAGAAATTCGCTTCCAACTACAGGACTCCAACTTGGATAGCGATACAATCGATGCAGTGCTTACCCGAATCGAGGAAGAGAATTCCAAGCAAACATTCTGGGCAAAGACTGACAAAGGGGCCATCAAAATTATTCACATTCAGTTCAAGAAGTTCTTGGAAGACTCGGGCTTCTACAAGTATTGCCCGGAGGGTAGCAAGAACTATGTGTTCGTCAAGGTCACCAACAACTTGATTGACCACGCATCGGAGAAAGAGATCAAGGACTTTGTTCTCACATATCTGATTGAGTTGGATGACATCTCAGTATACAATTACTTCGCCGACAACACGCGGTTCTTTAAGGAGGAGTTCTTATCGCTTCTATCAACGATCGACATCTACTTCATCGAGGATTCAAAGGACACTGCCTACTTGTACTACCGCAACTGCGCGGTCAAGATTACGAGCAAGGACATATCGTCGATTGATTACCTAGACTTGGGTGGTTATGTTTGGAAAGACCACGTCATTGACCGTGTCTTCACTTTGTGTGAGGTGAGAGCCAGTTGCTATTACAACCGGTTCATCGAGAACATATGCGCCCAAGATATATCGCGCATCGAGTCAATGCAATCCACGATTGGATTCATGATGCATGCACACAAGAGTTTGTCGTTCTGCCCTGCGGTGATACTCAACGATGAGGTCATCAGTGATAACCCCGAGGGTGGCACGGGCAAGGGATTGTTTATGAATGCCCTTGGTCAGATGAAGAAGGTGGTAACCATTGATGGTAAGTCGTTTACATTCGAGCGGTCGTTCGCCTATCAGTTGGTATCTGCTGACACGCAGATCTTGGTGTTCGATGATGTGAAGAAATACTTTGACTTCGAGCGGTTGTTCAGCGTTGTGACCGAAGGTCTAACGCTAGAGAAGAAGAACAAGGACGCCATCAAGATACCATTCAGCAGATCACCGAAGATTGCCATCACCACCAACTACGCCATCAAAGGCGCGGGTAACTCGTTCGCTCGTAGGAAGTGGGAGTTGGAACTGCATCAGCACTACAACAAAAACTTGAGTCCATTGGATGAGTTCGGTAAGTTGATGTTCAGCGATTGGAACGACGACGAGTGGTGTGAGTTTGACAACTACATGATTGGTTGCTTGAAATCCTATCTGCATACCGGTCTAGTCAAAAGCAAGTTCGTCAACCTAAAGATACGGCAGTTGTCTGCTGAGACTTGCCACGACTTCATCGAGTGGTGTGGTCTAATCAACAACCAAGAGAACAGAGTGATGGAGCACGGGAAGAGATTAAGGGCGAACGATTTGTACGAGGACTTTATAGATAACTACCCCGACTACGGACCACGCTCACGCATGACTGTCTCTCGGCAGAAGTTTTGGAAGTGGATTATCTCTTACGCTGTGTTCACCTCGGGTAATATGCCGGAGGAAGGCAGGGATATGATTGGCAAATGGCTAGTACTTAAACCAAAGGAGGTGCAACATGATGACGGAGTTGATCAATAGAATCCCCGGCTTCAGCGACATGGACATGTATCAGTGGTGTAAGAAACTACAGGATGCCTGTGAGTCTACGGTGGTGACGAAGAACAAGAAGACAGAGCGGATGTTCGAGACCAATGAACCGGTCGAAGAAAGGATCCGCAACAGCGTGAAATTTTATTTAGAAAAAATGGAAAAAGGAAAGATTGAATTTAGAGATTACCAAATAGACATCATAGACAGGGGCGTGGAGTGTCTTCGAAGACACAAATTCCTTTACCTAGCCATGGAGGTACGCACCGGCAAGACGCTTACATCTCTTGGTATGTGCGATAAGATTGGCGCTAAGCGTGTGCTGTTCGTCACCAAGAAGAAAGCCATCTCATCCATCGAGCAGGATTACCTGATGCTCGGGCCGGGCTTTGAGATTGACGTGATCAACTACGAGAGTCTACACACCATCGACAACAAGTGGGACGTGGTAATCTTGGATGAGGCACACTCGCTGGGTGCATTCCCTAAGCCAAGTGGACGGGCTGAGTTGGCCGGGCAGATTATCGCTAGGCAAAAGCCAGTAGTGATACTGCTGTCGGGTACGCCAACGCCCGAGTCGTACTGCCAAATGTACCACCAAGTGTATGCCATCCCCGGCAATCCATTCGCTGAGTACAAAAACTTCTACCGCTTTGCTGAGGTCTACGCTGACATCAAGGTGAAGAAAGTGAACAGCCTTTTCATCAAGGACTACAGCCATGGTAAGGAGAAGATACTCGAGGCCATCAAGCCATACACCATAAACTACACGCAGAAAGACGCAGGCTTCGTCGTAGAGACCACCGAAGAGATTCTTGAGGTCGAGATGAAGCCATCAACTTATAAGATGATTAAACGGCTCCAAAAGGATTTGGTGATTGAGGGCAAGGACGAGGTGATACTAGCCGACACATCGGTGAAGTTGATGACCAAGATGCATCAGATGTACAGTGGCACCATTAAGTTCGAGAGCGGGAAGTCAATGATTATCGACACGAGCAAGGCGGAGTTCATCAAAGAAAACTTTGAGGGGTGTAAGATTGGTATTTTCTACAAGTTCAAGGAGGAGTTAGAGTCGCTCAAGCAAGTGTTCGGTGATGAGTTGACCACGGACTTGGACGAGTTCAACGACACATGGAAGAACATCGCGCTTCAGATTGTGTCGGGGCGTGAGGGTATCTCACTAAGGAAGGCTGAGTACTTGGTGTACTACAATATCGACTTCAGTGCTACCAGTTATTGGCAGAGCAGGGACCGGATGACAACGATGGACCGGTTAAAGAACCAAGTGTACTGGGTCTTCGCTAAGGATGGCATTGAACATAAGATTTACCAAGCAGTGAAAGATAAAAAAGATTATACTATTAACCATTTCAAAAAAGATTTATTTAGTTTGTAAAAAATATGGAATACAATAAAGCACGAGTGATCCAAGCGATTGTCAATGAGGTAATCGAATGGAGGATCTACTATGACCAAGAACTTATCGCTAGGTTTGCGCAGTACAACCAAGCCACTAGCTTCGCTGACTACTTAAACAAGAAAGATAATGAAACAAACAACAACCCAGTTAATTCTCAACAAGTTCGATGAACTAAGGTGGATGGAATTTTGTATTTGGCTTAACGATAATCGCGAAGTAGTGGCTAAGCACAACAAGGACGAGATCGAGTACTCCCACTTCAATGGGGCGCTCAAGTCGCAGTCATCTGCCGACTATTACCGCACCACTTACAACCAATACCTAGACAAAGTTGTCATCACAAGGGTATGGGGTGATGGATATTGGCTTAATAGATTGACTTATAATAAGAAAGTTATCGGAGATTTTAGTAGTTTTGAAGAAGCGATGCATTTCGTGGAATCAAATTATGACCGAACAACAGATACAATCCAAGAGGATCAAACAACTTGAGCAAGCCGGCTACTACGTAATCAAACTAATTAAGACCAACAAGAATGGCATCCCCGACCTCGTCGCTATTCCACCAAGATCTAGAGTTCTGTTCAGCGAAGTCAAGACTCCCACTGGTAGGTTGTCTAAGTTGCAGGAGTTTAGAATCAAGGAACTCAAGGAACGAGGTATACGTACTGAGGTATTCCGTGGATTAACAGAAAACGAAATGGACCCTCAGAAGAAAAAAGAATCCGACCGAGCCGAGCGCATACTGTTCAACATCGAAGAGTGCCAAGAGATGCTCACCAATTTATACGAGGGGTTGGTTGACAGGGAGTATGATGGAGCCATCACCAATGCACAGCAAGTGATTATCGAAATGAAAAATTTAATCAAATCAATAGCAGACGATGATTTCTAACGAGGAAGTTCAGATACGGAAACAAAAAGCAATCGACACATTCATATCAACATTCGGAGGATCATACCAAGGGCAGACCAAGGGTGATGTTGACTACAAGATATTCAAAGACGGAGAGTTGGTTGCTTACATGGAGGTGACACCACGCTACAAGACGATAGCCATGGCTTACCCATTAATCATCCAAGCCGCGCGCGCTGTCAAGTTGTGCGACAAAAGATTAAACCCGGTTGTTATGTGGGCATGTGATGATGGTATTATCTACGCTAGACTAAAAGACATTGAGGCTGAAATCAAATGGGGAAGTCTCCTCCCCCATCTTGACCTTGCTGAACACGGAGAACTAATGTGTTACTATGCAAAACAAAAGCACTTCAAATATATAAAATATTCTTGAGCCCGTTCCTATTTACTTCCTCGTGAGCCTCGATTGATACCGCCCCTGTTGATACCTTGCCTGTTAATGGATCCTTTCTTGGGTCGTTTCTTTGGCACGTAATTGTAATAGTCGTCCTTCATCTTACGCTCAAGTAGATTCTTTTCGTATTCAAGTTTGCGCGTGGCTTCTGCCTCGCTACCTGCACCATAATACTGCTCGTAAATCTCTGGATAGTAACGCTCAAGATCGGTCTTATTCATGCCCATTGGCTTGAACTCTTCTCCTTTTTGACCTTGCTGATCTAGTTCTTTATCGAGTTCACTGTAGATTGACTTGTTTACGATGGCTCTTACGTCTTTATACAATGGCACATATCCAAGGTTCCCTAGTATTTCTAGTGGGATACGTAAAGCCTTCTCTGAGTCCTGCCTCTCTATGGCTGCTGCTTCTTTCTTTGGCTCTTCGGTTAGTTTTTTTGTAACGAAGTTAAGAGACTTCAATGCAGGAGAATAAGGGCCAGAGATGTTCGCTATCACATCAAATGCCTCAAGAGATTTTCCTTTCTTCTCCGGTGGTATGAATGTGTATTGAATAGCATCTTCATAAGGATCGTACTCGCCATCTCGTAGGAATTCAAGGTAGTTCTCGTTGGTTTTCTCAATACCATAGTTCACGACTGAGCGCGCTGCGTTTCCAAAATCCCTTCCCAGTAACAAACTCGTGAAGGTAGATGCCAATCCTTGCCCCATTTTCTGAGCAAATGACTTGTCGTCATCTTCTTCCTCGTCGTCCAAGAATAATCCATACATAAATTCCGCTGCCATCTTACTCATCACTGTGTACACTGTCATACGTGTAACAACAGCCGCCATAAGTCTTGTTCCCTGCTGCCATGATATGTTTCCATTTCCCATCAATGCATAAAGACCTCTACGTGCTGTCAAGTATTCTCCAATCTGGAACTTCAACATGAAGTTATCAAATACTTTGAATGTCTTAACCAAGCCAGACATGTCTGAAGAGATGTGCGTTCTAAGCGCATTCATATATGGGTTGTCTACGTTACCAGCCATCGTCACCTTTTCGTCTGCTACACGACCGGCCGCCTCAAGAGACTCCTTGTTCTTGATCATGTAGTCAGCATCATTGGAAGAAATCTTATTGTAGTCCGGCTTTGATCCAGACAAATCCTCAAATGCTTTATCGAATGCCCCGAACCACAGTGGTCTCATCATGATTTTATCGGGCGTAGAAATCAATGTGTCCGCGACAAACTCCGCTGAGTTCTTTACTTTCTTTGTGGTGTTGTTGTGTATAGTGGCTATGACATTTAGCGTCTCGCCTTTTAGTTTACTAACACCTATACCAATGCGCTTGCTCAATACACTAGGGTCTACGAGTCTGCCTTTTAGTGGGTCAGAGCCATATACACGGCTGATAACCTTACTTCCTACAGCCTCCATGATATCCACAGCCTTGCCACCTCGGATTACCTTCATCATCTTTAGGCCAGTATACCACTCTTTTGGGGCCACCATGGCTACGTATGCCATGTTGGACGTAAATTCCGTGGTCGCCCTAGGGATACCACCAAGCATGGCTCTGTACCCAGTCTTTGCCATCTCCTTTATCACCTTATCAGCGAACGTGTCTTTCACTACCGCTTGATCTAACGATGCTTTCAATGCCAACTCAACTGAGTCTTTAAGCACATTGACAATGGTCTTGGTATCCTCATTCAGTGTGCCATTCTCTTCCATCATTTTGCTAGCAGCATTGATACTCTTCCTTGCAATCCTCACTGGATTAGTCAAGTAATAGTCCATCAATACAAAGTTCGCGCCTCGTTGAACGGTCGAGAAAATATCAAAGTTAATTGGCTTGGCTCCGCTTGTTCTTTCGATCAATGACTTTGCCTTGGTAGATACCACATTCTTTGGGTCGAACTTGCTCATTGCATCAGCAATGGTATCGGGATTCTCATTTTTCTTTGGAAGAACACTGACGTGGTTGTAATCATTGAGCAGATAAACTTTATCTCCACGGATTACATCTCCAGTAAACGTAGCCTTTCCCTCCAACTCTTGATTGACCTTGTCGAATATATCAAGCGCTTCTAGTTCTGCGCTATTGAATGATTCTTTTAATTTGGTGGCGTCAATGCCACTCGGCTTTTTACCATCACTATACTCTTTGGCAATCTTCTCAAGCATGTCAGCATCCTCTTCACTGTAGTTTGTATCTCCTTCTCTGATTGCTTCTATGGTCTTGTTGATGTACTCCATAGCAGGATTAACTCTTGAGTCACCGGGGTTGGATTGAAACTCTCGCTGTATGCGATAGATTGCCATCTTCATTTTTGATTCAACGATTTTATTTTCGTCGTTGTTGTATGTCTTGGCAATTTTATTAAGAGCGTCTTCCAATCTTTGATTTATTTTCTCTATTTCAAGCGTATATCGTTGTTGGTTCTGAGCCAACGCATTAAATATAGAGTTAAATATATCCTTGGTCTTAAAGTCTCCAAATATTTCATCAATGTTAAACAAGGGAGATGATTTCACCTTGGCAAACAATGCTTTTCTTTTGTTCCTTAGTCTTAATTTTACTGATGCAAGGCTAGGTATTTTGGCTTTGGCAATAGCCTTGCTCAAGAATGTAGCATTCTCACCGGCAATCAAATCGTTACTGATACCATTGGCATAAGAAGGAAAATACCCATTGCTAAAGTTGTCAAATATCTTGAGCAGATTTTCCAACTGCCTATTGTCCAACGCTTCAACAGCATTTGTCTTTGCCAACTTGATGATGTTAGAGGCCATCTTCTTCTCGTCGTCGCTAGCCAATTCAGATATGGTTGTCTCGCTTGCCGCTTCTTTGACTTGCTTTACCAGTACTTTCTTTTCATCAGCCAATTCTTGCTTGGTCTTAGGGATCTTTACTGCTTTTGGTAAGATGTAAGACTTATATTTCTTCATCAAGTCGTACTCAGCCTCATCAATGGTGTCATCTGCCTTCATCTTTTCAATGGTGGCAGAGTAGTCTAATGCACCATCTTCGGTAAGCACAGCATTTCCGTAATTGAATAACTTGGTAGCCAACGCAGGGATGGTAGACAGTTGATCGTCTATCTGATCTAGAATTGACTGCGCTTGCTGTGTAACCTCAGTGATTTCTGCTAGGTCAAGCACGGCTGCGCTATCGCCAAACATATCAATCAAGTCTTTGTATGCGTCGAACACCTCTGCGGGTATCAATGATGGCTTAATGCTGAACAATCTATTTAATATCGGTGTCAAGTTTTTGGCTGTACCAATCTTCTTGTTGACATTGTTTCTTGCCTTTGAAAGTTTGGCATTTATGCCAGTCAACTCTACCTCGTATGCCGCATCCTCTAATACATTTTCAACGTAGTCTAGGAATGTATCTACTGCTGCCGGATTGTCAAGGTTCACTTTGCCAATCTTATTAAGGATGGCCTTGGCCTTGGCTGCTGAAATCTTGCCGGTAGTCTCCATCTCTTTTATGACATTAGACAAGTCCTTTCGCTTTTGATTGATGTCTTTCTTGGCACCAAGAGCCGCGCGTGCTTCCAATCTGATTTGAATATTCCGCGACTTTGAGTCGCTCACTTCGATAATGTCAGTCTTTGCTTTCTTGATGATGTCGAATATCTTATCTGCGGCCTTGTCTAAGGACTTTTGATCCTTAACCTTGGCGATGGCATTGATTACTCTTCCGAGGTCTCTACGCGTCAAATTACCACGCTCTGCGTTGAAGTTGAAATACTTCACGATGGCTTTGACTGCTTCATTGGCATCGCGTGCACCATCTTTCACCGCTTGAATTTCATTTTGAATCTGAGATTTTAACTTGACCATAGGAGATTGAGATTTCTCAATATCCTTTATCATGTTTACGATATCCTTAGCCTCGATATTATTCTCAGCGGCTACACGCTTAATGGCTTCTTGCAATGTGATACCAGCCTTAACCAATACCTTCAATGCTTTGATGATAGCCCTTGCCAATGGTATAGCCATACCGCTGGATAGATTCCCACGGCCAAACTGTTTAAGCGATGCGTCACCGCTGTCTAATTTCCTTAAGACTTTTTCAAGTGCAGTTTCGTCAGTAGGATCAAGGTCTTTGATGTCATCGTATGATGGCTCCTCTTCCTCTACTACTGACGTAGGCTCTGCCTTAGTCTCAACTTGCTTGGCTTGCAACTTGGCAAGTTTTGTTTCGGCTTTCTTCTTTTCTTTCTTTGCTTCTGCTAGTTGATCATTGTACTGCTCTAAGTATGTATCATGCTCTTCCTTAGCATCTTCAATTTCCGCGTCAAGATCCTCTTTGGCTTCTGCTCTTGCATCAGACGACATCTTCTGTGTCTTGAGGGCGTCTCTTTTCTTTTTGATTTCTGCAAGCGCTTCTTTGAGATTGTATTTTGTGTTACCAATTTCTTCAATTGCATCTTCAATCTGACGCTCTTGGTACTCTATCTCATCCTCAAGTTTCTTAATCTCTTCTTGGTCTTTCTTCGACACCACTGGCTCTGCCTTTGGTGCCGGCGCTGCTTTCTTTGGAGCAGGCTTAGCCTCTCTCTTTGGTGCGGCCTTTGCTTCGGGCTCTGCCTTCGGTCTTGGCGCTGTCATCTCAGCCTTGAGTTTCTTATACTCTTCTACGAGTTCTTTCTTCCTTTCCTCAATCTGCTTTGCTGTACGCGACTTATCCTCGTTAAGAGTTACCGCTAGCATCTTGGCCTTGTACTCCTCTTGCAATGCCTCTGGACCTTGAACTCTTGGCGTAGGTTGTGATACCACAGCAACAGGCTTGGGTGCCGAAGCAGGTGTAGGCTTGGGAATGGCCACAGGAATAGGAACGCTCTTTGCCTTTGGTGTCTTTGCCTTTGGTGTCTTCGAAGACACTTTTGGTGCAACCTCTGCTTGCTTTACAGGGAACTTGGCAATGTCTTCCTCAAGTATCTTGATATCGCTCTCACGGTTCTCTATATTTATATTTTCATTGGGATTCTTTCTAGCAAACTCCACCATATCCTTTGCACTTTGCAATGCAGCAAGACGTGGATCTTGATCGAATAACTCTTGGTATTCGTATTGACCCTTATCTCTGTCTCTGAAATATATCTCATCAGAGATTAAGCCATCTACTTGACTGAAGTTTTTCTTTTTGTTTATCGTTTCCTCGAAGTCTGCTTTTTCTTTCTGAGCCTGCTTAAATTCCTCGATAGCAACATCGGCATCATCTGCCGTGGCTATTCTCCTTTTGGCTTTAGCAATCTTATCATCAAGATCTTGCAGAACTTGATCATCCTTCTCCCGACTCACCGGTTCTTTTATACGGCCGATTGATTCGTTGATTGTCTTTAACTCATCATCAACTCCGGGCAACGCTTCCGTATCCTCGGGGATTTCAATACGATTTAGTACCGTCTGTAAGTCCTCTTCGGGAGTGACTACTTCTTTTGGCTGTTCTAAGGCGGCCAGTTCTAGGTCGTACCTAAAGTTAATTTCATCTCTTCTCTGTTGCCTGTCTTTTTTGTCTTGTTCATTTTTGGCAATTTGTTCTTTCTGCTCTCTTGTTGGATTTTCTTCAAGTGTTAATGGATATAGAAGTTCTACATTCTCATCTTTACTCAACTCCTCTTTTCTTTTTCTTTCTATCTCGGCGATAGCGGGGCTTACTACTTCTTCTTTGACAACTTCTTGGGTAGGGGCTTGGACTTGGGCGTTTCCTTCTCCCACTTCTTGCAATCCCACTTGGGATTCTTCTGGGCGTAACACGCCTTCCTCTGTGCTTGGCTTTTGAACGGCATTTTCTTGTAGTGTTTTTATTTGTGAATTGATAGAAGCAAGTTTGTCCTTGGCTGACTGTGTCTTCTTGCCTTCGAACTTCTTGCGCTCCATCTCCAATCGGGTAATCTCGTTGACTGTCTCTTCGTCAAGGTCTGGGTTTACTTCCTTTACTTCATTCTTTACTTGTGCAGATACAACCTTCTCTTGGATTTGTTCGTTGTATCCCTTATCATCGTTGGTAATCTCGATGTTTATCTTTGCTAACTGATCGCCATCGGCAGTCTCTACGATTTCTTTTATGTCTGCCTCTGGGCGAATTTCTCCATTGACTTTGTATAGTGGTTTTCTTAATACCTCAGACCCTACACTTACTACAGTTCCCGGCAACTCTGCGATACCTTCAAGACCAATCTCAGCAATGTCCATCTCTTGTCCTGTCAATGCGCGTGCGGTGGCTTCTCCTGTAGATCCTCCGGCTGCTTCAATACTACCGGCCGCTACTGCTGACTTAACTGCACCACCTTTGGGTGCTTTAAGTATCTTGGCTCCGACCTTACCGGCTACTCTACCTGTCAATGCGTCTATCGCACCAATGGTAACGCCTCTTGTGGCAGCCTTTATGCGGGCATCCTTCAAGAACTTCTCATCGCTGATTACGCTCTTGATGTTCTCGTCATTCCACTCAAGCCCGTCTTGTGCCAACTTGTCTTTGATAGACTCAGCCAATGATAGGTTGGTCTCGAGCGTAGCACCCATTGCTGCCATAGCGTATGGTATAGATGCAATTGCCCCCGCAACTGCTCCCGGAATTGCTCCTACTCCCCCTGCTGCTGCGCCTGCTGCTGCGCCTGTTGTTGCTCCGGTTCCCACTACCGCGCCTCCTGCCGCCAATGAAGTAGAGTTGACCATTGCTGAATAAGAAGATACCATAATCTCTGGTATTGCCCCGGGATTCATAGCCAATGCTTTTAAGAATCCGGATGTTGTCTTGCCAGACTCTTGGTATTCTTTGGAGAATCTAAACATTTCATCTGATGGCCCAAGTTTATCAGCCAACTCAGATGCTTGTCTAAACTTTTCTATATCCTCATCAGATGTCTTTGCTCCATTTAAAAATATCTTGGATGTTGGCGCTACGATATCTCCTGTTTTAGAACCCTGTCCAATTGCTCTTCCAAAGTCATCTACAAAATCTCCCATGCCAATCCATGCAGTGTTGGGACTGATGGCTGGGTTATCCATGTTACTCAATAACTCGCCAAATGTCCCCTCAAAGTACTTGGCTTCTCTGTATTCCGGTGCTTCTACTATTGCTTGTGCTTCTTCGGCTGTCCTCATTGGAGGAGCCTCAAACATAGGGGCAGTCTCAGGAACTCTTTGAGATCCCAAAGAAATACCCGAAGGCTTGGATTCCAAAAACGGGGGTGTTTGCTCTTGCTTTGGCTTTGCTTGCTCCTGCTTTTGAAGCCACAGAGGAACTGACTCTTCTTTTTTTTTTACAGGTTCAGCAATCATTGATTGATCATCCACAGGTGAAGAGATATATTTTTTAATGAACTCATCCTTCCCTTTTGTAAACAAACCATCTCTCTCCACTACGCCATACACTTTGTCTTGATATTCTGGGTCTTGAAACTTAACCTTAAAATCATCAAAGGATTTGGTATAGTACCCATCTCTTATGAGAACATCGTATAACTTTTGCAATTCATCCATGGTACAAAAATATGTTTATTAATCTAATTCCCCTGCGTTTCCAAGAACACCCGCTTGATCAGCATTGAGCAATGCCTCTTGCCCTAGGTTCGCAGTTACAAAGTCAACAATACTTTGTCTCACCTTTGCGGCCGCATCGGGTCCATCGTTTAAAGAAAATTCCTTAGATGCGCCGGCTTTGTCTTTTGACCCGGGTGCTTTTATTGTAACATAACTACCTGCTCCGCTTTCCTCTGCGTCAAAACCAAGTTTAGTGAGTGATGCCAATAGTAAGGGCACTGCCTCGCTTTCTGTTTTATTTATCATGTCTGGCGTTATGGCGGCCGATATATAATTCTTTGCCTTCTGTTGTGGGGAAAGTGGCGTTGCTGCTTCATTCTTCTGAACAGCAGCAGATGCAGACCCTGTAGTATTGAACGCTTTCTTTCCTGTGCCTACGGCGCCTTTAAGGACTGCACTCAAGTCAGCGTCATCTCCAACCAATAGTTTAGATGCGGAACGGATAAAGTCTGCTTGAGTCTTTAGTGTTCCATCTGGGTTCTTGAATTTTATGGTATCGGTGTTTCCGTTACTTAAGGTTACAACAACACCATCGGCAGTTCTCTTTACTGCATCAACATCTGACAAGCCATTGAAGTAATCAACAGCAGATTGAATCTCTGCTGAATCACCACTGTATAATTTGGCCAACATGTTTCCGCTTTCTTTAGATTTTTTAACCGCATTGCTCGCATCAATTTCCGATTGCGATGGACGGTAAACGTCCGGCTCTTGGAATACACTTTTCTCTGCGGTCTTATCAATGTAACTAGTCATCTGACTCTTGACGTAAGCCTTTGCATCTTCTATTTGCTCTTCCTTAAATTTGGGGGTGATCACACCAGAGCCGTTTCGGTTCTCCATTAATATCATATCACCAACCAAGTCATTGTCAAACTCCTCTTTGCTGTATGTCGCAGTGTATGGCTTTCCAGATCTAGGGTTGATGTTCATATTGTCTGCTAGTACAGAAGCCAATTGGTTTTTGTTTGCCATAATACCATCAATAGTAGCATCCTCCCAGTCGGTGTAAGTCTTTCTAAGTGTAGGGTCGCTAATGTCAGTCACCACTCCAGTTCTTCTAAAGTTGGTCTTGCCTAATTCACTAATAGTATTTTTTCCCAGTGTGCTTACCGCTGTACTGATACCAAGTGGTACACTATATGAATCAATCTTGGAGTTCACTCTATTGCGCAATGCCTGTAGGCTGACATAGTTCTTGCCTAGTTTCTCTACTCCATCTTCTCCGACTTCCGGATTGGATAAGTAGACCATACCATTGGTTGAGTTAATGGTAGGCACAGTGTTGGAAATGTTGGCGAATGATTCGTTCAACGCGGCTAATTCTGGCTCAAGCCTAGAAGATTCGCCCGCCCTTGATCTATCCATGACTACCTTGTATTGATCTTGGTATTCTTGAGATAGGGTGAAGACCAAATTAGTTGAGTCAACGCTATTCTGCGCAGCCACTTGGTAGTCACTCAACTTCATTTGACCCGACTTGAGTAACCGGTCAAGAGATAGCCTGTAGTTCATCATGTCGTTGGCATAGTTAATCGTCCACGCAGAAGCAGTGGTGTTCTCCCCCTTTGGCCCATCAGCCAGCGTAGTCATCGCCTCCCTAGTGGAAGCATCGATGGCGGCTTTCTTTGCCTGTCTGTCTTTATCTACTTGTATGATGGTATCAGACAGACCCTTGCTTACCTCGGCCCAGTTGATCTGACTATTGGCCTCCCGTTCGGCATATTTATAGTATGTCATGTCTTAGCCGTATATATCAAATGGATTCAATTGTGTAGGTGCCATTGGGTTCGGTCTCGGCGGAGTGTTCATATCGAACATTGACCCAGCATCTTCTGGTCCTTTCATTGCCGGAGCAAACAAGTTTTGCTTGAGCAATTGCTTGATCAAGTCTGGCTTGTTGCTTAGGTAGTCTTGAAACTGCATCGGAGTCATTGCATTTGCAATTGGATTCCCTTTAGCGTCAACAGAAGTTTTACTGTACCCTGTGCCGGCTAAGGCTCCTCCTTGTTCTGCTATCTTGTTTTGAAATTGTTCTGGTGTTAACCCCGCAGCCGTGGCTTGTTGTTGTAGATTTTCAAAACCCTTTGCTCCTTGAGACTTGTAGTATAATGGAAGTGCTGCCCCTACTTGGCCTGCCGTACTGGCAAGTCCTTGAACACCTTGGGTTATGGATGCTGCTCTTCTTTCCTCTGCATCCCTCATCGCCAACTGTGCCCCTTCTGCTTCAGCCATGCTGATCTTGGCAGCGTAGTCTTTCAATCTAGCATCTTCTTCGGCTACCGTCATATTCAAGGCTTGTATCTGTTGAGTCTGTTCTCCCGCGATGTCTCTTTGCAATTCGTTCTGAGCCATCTGTACACGACCGGCAGTGGCGCCTACGCCTCGTTCGCTTTCGATACCAGCCTCAATCGCTTGAGCGCCTTGAACCAATGCGGCCTCTCTGGCTCTGTTGTACGGATCTTTAGATAGAGACAATGCTTTGTACACATTCTCTTCTGCTCTTTTTCTAGCCTCTTGTATGGCTTTGTCTGCTTCGATCCTTGCTGTTGTCGCTGCCTTGCGTTGCTTAGACGCTTCGCTGAAAGACATGCCTGTGCCGGCTAATGTCGATGCTATTCCTACTACTGCTGCTGTTGTTGCTGCCATGACTTTAAAGTTTGATTATCATTTCTTTGTTATAACTGTCCCCTTCTTCGTATCCAATTGACTTATACACATTAACCAATGAGGGGTGCTTGATTAATGCGTACACATATTTAAACCCAAGGTTCTTGCAAGTCGCTGTCAATATTTCAATTAACATTAATAACGCTTCCTTTCTCTCGGGTTTCTTTTTATATTGCTTATTCGATATGATCCAATCCACCCATGCTGCACTGGAGTTGGTGGTATAAAAAAAGCCGGCACACACAGGCGTGTCGTCATCTAACACCATGATACCACTCAATCCACCTTCTGGAAGGAAGTCTTGTGGTGGCGCTGCCCATCCCCAATCGCCCCACCATTTTACTAAAATGGTATCGTAATCTGTGGGAGTCAGTAGCCTAGCATGGAGTGCCATATACTTACAAAGATATTATTTTTTTAAGGATAACTTTTCATCACTTCAGACTCAAGTGTAAACAACTCTATTTTGTTGGTATTGTCATTGGTTAGGGTGAACACACAGTAGTGTCCAAGCAAGCCATGAGACTCAGCAATAGAGTTCTTTATGTACATTGTGTATGGGTCTTGGATCAAAGGAATACCACCACCAATGATGGTTGTGTCTACTACCAATTGGTTTATTCCATTCCTCAAATCCACATTGATATCAACCACTTCGCCAAACAAAACAGGCGTAGAGTATGTGGGTGGAAGTGAGTAGTACAAATAATCACCAATCGATATGATGCTACCTATCGAGATCAATGGAGATATGGAGTAGTTCACTAACACAGCCGATGGAGTGGTGGACACAATCGTCGCGCTCCGTCCAATACCATTGACAGATCTAAGCGGGTATTCCGCTTGATTTGCCGGAACTGTACCCGAGTTTCTGATGAACGCAAAGTATGCTTGCTCCTTCTTCTCAAAGTAGTTTGCTAAGATGAAGCCATCCGTTTGGATGTCCGTATACAAGTCTACGTCCCATGTGTCGTCCCCTTCGATGTTGATTGTCTTGAACAATTTATTCACCAATGGGGACTCGTTGAATACGCTTTGTATTGTAGATGGATAATTTACACCATAGAATCTATTGCGCGTAGCGTTTACGTTGTGCCTGTACAGGTTACCTCCCTTGAATGTATAGAAGTAATTGTTCATACCGATCATCCAATCGGGGTTGTATGAATAGAACGAAGGCCATCCTTCTGCGCTTGGGCTATATGTAAGTGTATAATTTGGCATGTCTTAGTATTATGGGCAACCACACACTGTGAATACAGGCGTTAAGTTAGTAACTATTGAGTTGGTCTTTGCACATATCGTAGCCGTAGCACCCGGAATAACTGTAGTGCTCTGAGGCGCGCCAGCGCAATCAAGATAACTAACACCTTCGGTTAACAATGTGTTGTTAGTGATATCGTATGTGTTACATATGTCGTCACAAGTTACAAATGGTATTACCGCGTTGATGCTATCCACTGCTGTTCCTCCGCTATAGGCAATGACAGAGTACACGCAATCTACTACCCCAGTTAGCGTGACAATGTCACCCAAGTTAACCGGACTTGCAGATGATACAATCAACTCTTGTCCATCACCACAACGAGATACGCGGTAGTTGTTTCCGTAAACGCATGTACCGAACTGAACAATCACGCCATTCTGGACTTGGAACCAATCATATGGTGGAGGAGCTGCATTTGGTCCATGATAGAAGCCATCGGGGAGAACGAACTCTCCATTGACATCTTGAAACACCCAGTCATAAAGACCCAATGTACCGGCACCACCGTTTACATACTCTACATAATACTGCTGATCAATTGCATCTGCACACGCAAGAAGAGCACTTGCATTTGCATCGCTACTACTGAAAGTAACTAGCGCTGTTGGGCAAGCGATGGTTATGTCAAACTGAGATGATGGACATGCGCCAATTATATTTACCTGCATCGTTGTTGGCGATGGCGCTGTCTTTGGTATAATGATAAAGCATGGTCCGGGATTGGTAACCGTCAAATCCAATTGACTTGAAATGACGGTAACATTCTCAGTGAATGCAGTCTGAGTGAACACTCCCCCGTAGAAAGTGTACTTGTCTAGCACATATGGACTACCGGCAACGATACCACAATCAGATGCAGTTTCACCAACGTATGTTGGTAAGTTCGCTATGCCTGCCAAGTACCCATAGTTTGTTGAACTCAACTTGTTGTAAACTACTCCATTGTATATCACCTCGATACCTAGAGGTACTGTGTATGGATCAAACTCAATAACAATTGCGCCTGTTGCTGATCCTAATTGGATTGCAATCTCGTAGTACCCACCGGTAGCAGATAACTCAGAGATTGGAAATCCGCCACAAGCATCCGCACACGCAGGGCAAAGTTGTTGAGGAAGCAATACGCAAGAGACTTGCTCCCTTACGATTATTCCGTCAAAGTAAAACCCGTTGGGCGCACAGAGGGTCAAGTTGGGGTCAGTGAACACAGCGGTCGCTGACCCAAGTGATGGTCCGTTTAAGTAGTATGTTGAACTAGTAGCCATGTTGTTTTATTTATTATGGACATCCACAATCTTGAGTTACAGTGATTGTGATGTCACCTGAGATTACTATCGGGGCCGTTCCGTTCTGAGCACATACATTCGCTAACTCAAATGGAGGAAGCATGATAGGTATAGTTGGTCCACCAGCGCAAGGGATGTAATCCACTTGACCTGTCGTTGCTCCATTGTTTTCAAACTGATAGTAAGAACATGGATCAACACAAGGAGTACAACTGCAACACACATCTTCGATAGTTGTGTTCGAGAAGCACAACTCAGCAGCTGCTGATGCCCTTAGGTCCCAAATCAAATACAAGTAGCCATCTAATGTCCCAGAGTTGAATGTAGATTGGTTTGCGTTTCCACTTGTAGTGATTGGCGTAGCCAAGTTAGATGCAACAAGCAAAGCATTGATATCAACAGAGTTGTTTAGGTACAATGTATTTGTTCTCAAGTATCTAAACGTGTCGGTTGCTACATCAAAATCAAACGTATCTGTAGATAATTTGTTTGAGATGATACTAACCGTGCTGTTGTCTATTGGTATATTACCCGCACCTTGCGGTCCTACACTTACATTGTATCTTGAAACTAACGGATTTGCTGTTCCAGAGATGAATGTCACACCGGCAGACTGCAATGGAGAGATGTAGGCGCCGTCTGCATACCTGTATTGAGCATGGATGGTCTGACCAGAGTCACTGTCGCTGGTAAGCATTACCTCGATTACGCTCATTATCTGCTGCACAGGGCAATCAACAGTCACTGTTAATGTAACGATGCCAGTGGTTGTGATTTGTAGGCTTACAACGTCCTCGCTGCCAGAGTTCTTATTGAAACTCAATACGCCAGATGTATTTATGAACCCAGTCTGATAGACATTTGAATTGTAGTCAGCCTCGATATTGAACGTAGCGCCCGGATCAACCGAAGCGGTGTAGTTGATATTCAAGTCACCAACATATGGCCCTGCATTTACGCAGTAACTGAATGTTGATCCGCCGGGCAAGAAGAAACTAAACGTCTGACTAACTCCGCAAGACAAACATTGCTCTACCACAGGAAGGTCGACCTCATTAGAAACCAACACATACTCATTCATGTAAGGATCGTATCCTCCAAGTTTCTGAGTGTTGAATGATGTAATGAATTCATCACGGAACCAAGTTCTCATTCCCAATTCAGAAACCACTGCCAACTGGTCGTTAGCATATGAGTCGCCCCTCAATTGCAATACCGCACCGCGCTTTACATCGGTGAAGTATCTATCGTACCCCCAATTGACATAACTCTCTGGGTTGAAACTGATACCATAGTTCTCAATTCTTGCAATCTGAGTTCCCAACACTTCCGGTACTGATGTAAGCGCATTGCCTCCAGAGGCATCAGACAAAAGGTTCTTGCCTGCAAGTACATAAGATATCTTATCCTCTTGTAAGACAAGTACATCTGTTCTACGACCATCCAATGTATAGATAGGGCCGAATGAATCCTCGAGTGCCTTGAAGTTTAGTATACCCAAGTTGAACTCGTTCAGCCTATTTAGATTCGACTCGTCATTATATATACCACTATAGGTAACGTCAGCATAGCGATCTACCTGCTTATAGTCTTGCTTTGAAACTGCCGTCACTCTGTTTCCTAGGTTGAATGGTCTTCCAACAATGGAGTCCCGTATCTTGTAACTCTCTGCCCCGTTTCCGAAAGCAAAGCAGTTAAAGAACTTCGTGTCCACTACGCCAGCGATCCCTAAAGCGATATCCTGATTCGTCACGTTACCACTATGGTTACCGTTTACATCGATTGAAAAAGACAAATCGTTCTCAAAGAATACATCTGGTAACGCATCAAGAGGCTGTGTTTCAAATATCAAAGTGGTATCTGCTCTAAATACCTCGACGTTCGCAGTGATGCTAGACCTTCTCTTGGTACCACTGAATGCGCCAGAACAACTTTGAGTTCCGGTGACTAACAATAGCAATTGATTTGATAGCGGGTCTCTGTAGAATCTGTAATAATTTGTACACAGCGCAGTAGGAATATCTACGTTGTTGTTCGTTATTGTTGGAATGTATTGGTTGTCTACCGCGCAATTGTTTCCCCCAACATCACTAATACCATCATTCAATATTGCTTGAACATTGTCTCCGTTCCACCAATCAACCATGTTGTCATAGTTGGCCGATGCCACTAAGGTCTTGTCCAATGTATAAATACGTCTTTCACATTTTCTACTTCCATCTCCTGTACCCAAGCGTTCGAACTTGAAGTACAAACGAATACGACTACCAGCAGGAACATCGTAATCCACATATGCAGATGTTACTGTGTCGAATCTATTCATTGGATAACCAAGCAATGGATACTCGTTTGCATTGTCTTGGTTTACAACTCTTTTACCCGGCGCTATGATAGCCAACTCATCGTTAACCACATTGAAACTGTTCGGGTTGATCTTCATGTAAACGCCAGAAGGCACAGGAAGATCCACTGATGGATCTAATGTACTTGGAATGGTGATAAAGTCCGCCGCCTTTGATTCTTTTTCAAGAACTGTAGCGTATACACACTGCTGAGTAGGGCCGGTAGTGTCGGCCTTTACAATTAATCGATCTCCTGTTTCGACCTTCTTTGAATTCTCTCCTTCCAATAGGAAGTACGCATCATTCGAATAAGGATCAAGGAAGAATATAGAAGTATAAATGGTCTCATATTTTTCTTCATCGGGTTTAATTACGAACTTGTATCTCTTTGCCCAAACTGGCGCCACCTGTGTTGTGGGTATCGTTACGTATATTGAGTTTTGATTCGCAGAGTAAGCACAAGGAACATGGGTGGTGTTTTGCTCACTAACCAATGCGGTAGTTGAACGATTGAACTCGTCCATATACACAATACCAATCTCATAATCTCTGTTACTATGAAGACTTTGCGGATTAGCAATCTCTTGGAATGTAGCCTCAACAAATACAACCTCGTAGTACTCATAGATTTGAACCGTTGGTGTAGTTGTGTTGTCAACATATTCTATTGCCGGTAATTGGAATCCAATCACTGTGCTAGCAGGGCTTGTGATAATGCCGATAGGCTGGCCGACTGCACTGATACCACTAGCAAATTTAATCAATGCGTCTAAGTTATTAGGCGCAGCGCAGTTTACTTGGTCAGTAAGTGTTGTTCCGTCACATGATGTCTCTGTACCGGGGACAGCAGAGAATACAGGCTTTATATTAGCCACTGTTCCTACCGCTTCTTGGAACTCTGGGCTTGTTGCTAATGCATAAACAGATGAGTATGAAGTGGATAGATAGAATGAAAAGGTTAAAGATATGTTGGTTGTGGTTTCAGATGGAACGGGTGAACCACTAAAAGATTGGTGATTGAATGTAAACTCTACGCTTATTGCAGAGCCTGCCACTAAGTCGGCACCAGCCAAGTCAATCTCAAATATAGAAGCAGGGATCGTTTGAACTCCATCAATACTGTAAGTACCTGTGCTTGTTGAATCTAAGATTTCTGTTTCACCAATGATTTCAGTTACTAGACTAGTTTGATATTCCAACTTTACAGCAAAGCCATCCTTATCAATTAAGTCGTAGCCCTCCACATAGTTACCATACATCAAGCGATTGCCCATTAATGTCTGGGCTTTCGCTAGCAATGGCACGTTATCGTAGAGTCTGAGCAACTCAGATGTCGGAAGCAGAGTGAAGATCTTACTGTTGTTAAAAGTGAATGTAACACTCTGAAAGTCACTGCCGGTCTTATCCAACTTTTCAATAACGCGAATTACATTTCCATTGGCTTCTTTGAATAGCAAATCAAAACCAACAACAAGCGGACCGCCGGTATTGTATGTAACCTCCACAGCGTTCGCTCTGTTGATCATCCCCTCGTTTAGATAACTATCTATACTAAATCGGAATGGGTTCGGCAGAAACGCTGGTGGCGAGAACTGAGACGTGGCAGAGTACTCTCCATCTGCGTACCTATATCTATAAGCAAAGCAAATGAACCTAGTTTCTATAAAGTTGTCTTGGCTTCCGGTAATAATAGGGTTAATCGTTGGAGACTCGGCCGGTGGTTTCTTGACAACAAGAATTGACTCAGCACTAAACTGATCTTCATTTGTAGCGGGATCTGGGTTTTGATACCCTCTGCGTACATTGATAAACCTTGGCGGGTTATAATCGTCTGTAAAGAATAGCAAACTCTCATCGAGATTACCTGTCTTTACTATGTTTACGCCAGTGATTAGGTATTTAGGATTGAAGTTTAGCGTGGTATTGTCGCCATTACTATCATCAATACTGATGATGTGGTAGGTTAATACATTTGATAGTGCATTGAAGGAAACAATCATATCAAGTTTACCCGTAGCGCCAACTGGGAAATTGGAGTCATGGATAAACCAATAGATAGTTTCTTTCTCTCCGTCAGCAAGCGACCCGATACATCTTGCATCTGCACTCAATGGCGTACCATCTATGTAGGTCAACGCGGTCAAAGATATGTTACCCTTTGAGTTCTCTATGACACCTATCTCTGATTGCTCAGTGGCACCCATACGAACATTAAGAGCATCGATATATTGCCCATCGGGAATAAGGCGTTCATCGACGGCCTTATTCATTTTACCTGCTATGAAATTCCTTGTAGTATTAGCCATGTTACTTTATCCACTTGTCCATGCCCCTCAAACTCATCAATAGTCTACCGGGATGAATGTTGCTCAATCTTATTTTTGCGTTTCTAAGTAATGCAGACTTTTCTTTTCTTGCTCTAGCCACAACATATTCTTGTACACCCAACTTTGAACTGAGTATCTCGTACTGAATATAGGCATACACATATTTTTCAAACAACTTATTCACAGTTATCAGCGAATCATCACCACCCTCCATGCCATCTGATACGTACTCAACGATACATTGTTGGTCTGACATATCAGAGTTGAAGTTGATTACACCGGCCTTCTTGTCGATAGCGAATGTTGGATTGAAGTTTGCTACCTCTGTTTCTAACCCAAAGCGGGTGCCAACACCATAATCAAAATACCAATTGCCATCAATGTTCCAACCTTCTTGACCGTCAAACATTGCGCCCGGATTCAAGTAGATGTTTCTCTTGGTTCCTTTCAATCGCTCCATGTCTATCTGAGAGTTCTGTGGCTGTAAGATATTTCCGTTCTGATCAAATAGGATGTTGGCTTTATTATCTTGCAAGTAGGCGCTAGAAGAAAGTATCTGGATGTTCTCCGTCATTGGTCTCAATAGACCATCTCTGTACAAAGAAATGCGAACCCAATTGACAAAGTCGCTAGGAAGAATGTATCTCAAGTTGCTACCAACGGTGAGTTCAAGGACTTTGATTTCCTTGAATGCATCGTAGTTCAACTCTTGCACGGCCCTCTTCGCATGGAATAATATGCGGTATCGCTCTTCGTTGTTAACTAGCGAGTGGTTGCCCGCGTACATCAACTGAAAGTTCTTGACGATATCTTGCAGACTTACATATTGGTATGAGCCCCAGTTCTCATTCTCTGGAGCAGCGCCACTATTTTCATAATATTGATATTGGGATATATAAGCCATGGTTTATGGTTGTTGTTGGGATTGTTGTGTCATTCCGAATTGAACTACTTCAGCTTCTCTGATAGACATACCTGCGTATTCCAATATCTTGGTAGCCAACTTATACTCATAGTCGGGAGACAATTCAAAATCTTGGTAGTCGGGTTGTGTTTGATCAAACACAGGCTCACCACCTGCCAAGTTAATGTATGTCCACTTTGGGACAAATGGGTATCTGAAGTAGTTGGCAATCACTTGACCAGGAATCTTGTAACTCACAGGTGTGATTGTCATTACAGTAGCCTGCTGTGTGTATGCAGGGAACAATGTTGATGGGGCTGTGAGCATTGATGTGTTCAATAATGTTGACTTTGACTGCGTCAACTTCTCTGCCTCCGTCGCTGCGCTTGCTTTTAATACCAAGAAGTTCGCAGGGGTAGTGGTAAATATGTTATTGTCCAATAACAAAACTGTGTTACTAGAAACCAATACCACATTGGCCAATGCATTGGTGGTGGTATTTACCACTAGATCACCGGGGATAATGCCAGCCGTTGTGAATGTAGCAGCACTATCAACCAACTGAAAAGATACCACAGATGTATTGGCACCACTATCCAACACCGTTGGGTAGCAGATAACCTTCACCATCATGTAGTACTCATCGCCAGTGGTGATTGCACTTGGCATCAAAAATACACTGCCAGCAAAGTTCTGAAGAGGTTTGTTTGAAATGAAAATCTCCATTGCCTCCTCGTAAGTTCTTCTCATGTCTGCATAATCAGTGCCTGACACTCGATTGTTCTCCATCGTAATGATCTTATTGTAGGCAGAAAACATCTCTTCGTACAATTCCATCTGCGCTTGACTAGCAAATAAATTGAAGTCTGATGGAGATATATATCCGTAATTGTTCTTATTCAATATGGACAACACGGTATTTCTTACTTCGTTAATCATATTATTGTTTAAAGCAAAGATAAACAAAAAAAAAGAGGGAGCGTTTGCCCCCTCTTCTTCGTAAGAAATAAAGTTTATTATGCCATCTCTAGACTTTTGTCTAGAAGTTTTAATGCATCAATACCTTCGTCAGTCTGTAGATACAAAGTAACCTCAACGTAGGGATCTGATCCGAAAGGAATGTTAATCATCTTCTTCTTGCTTGAAGGAGTGTTAAACCATACTTCCTTGTTTCCGTTTCTGAAAGTCAAAACATTTCCATTAAAGTACTTGCGTACATTGGATTCTAGTTTTAACATTGGGTCATTGATCAAGTTCAAGAAGCCTCTTGGATCTTGCTTGGCGTAAATCAATACATCTCTTTTCAATTCGGCAGTACTCACGACCGCTGGGTCTTTACCAAACAAAACTCGAGATACATTTTCCAATTGATCGATGGTTAATGAACGTGCTTCAATCAAAGCGTCAACCTCTTCGTTCAAGAATTCCACTTCTGACTGAGCGTCTTTCTCGTGGTTTACTTCCGCGAATACGTTGTTCATCATCGGATGATAATACAAAAACTGCTGAAGGACTGGGTTGTTCTTTGGAACACGAAGCATACCATCTTCGAATATCACAGGCTCAATGAGTGGATTACCATCTTGCTCATCCTCGAATGGGCTCTTTTGGTTTATCGCATACCTCAATGGGCGGTTAATATTTTGGTCTTCGTCAAACCACAATAGTGGAAATCTCCTAGTACTCCTTGAAGGAATAGTGAACGAAAGGGGAGATGAGTGAATTAATTTGTAGACTTTGTCTACGGGTGTTGCGTGTTTTTTCATGATATAATTTGATATGATTTTTTACTTTTTAAAAAGGAGAGCGCCGTTGCCAGCACTCTCCAGATTAAATGAATCAACTTTTTTATTTCGTTAGTGATTAAGCACCGTAACGGAACAATACGAAGTTGTTAGCACCCAAGGTACATACACAACGCTCAGACAAGAAGTTAACTTCCATAGCATCCAAGTCGCTAGTAGCAGCACCACCGGCAGAACCTGTGATCCAAGTCTTATAACGACGATCCTCTGTAGCAGTTGCTCTGTAACGAACGTGCAAGAAAGGACGCTTAGCGTTCTTACCCAACACCTGATCGTAAACAGTTGTAGAACCAGCAGGTACCAACAATCCAGTGATAACGTTTGCAGTACTTGCACCTGTAGTAGATGAAGTCAAACCACCACGCATGGTAGGATCATTCAAATACTTCCAGTCAGACTTGTAGAAGTCATAACCACGACGGAATCCACTGAAACCAAGGTTCAATGCCATGTTCACATCGTTCTCAAACAAACCAAAAGAGGCAGCGTTAGCAGAACCTGAACCATTGTAACCATTCAATGTAGCCAACATATCGTCGATGTCGAAACTGAAATCACGATTTACGAAGATTACGTTCTCTTCGATAGAACCCTGTTTGTCCAAACGAGAAACGATAGAATCGAAGTCAGCCAAAGTTGTTGGGTTACCACCGCCCCAAACGTTTCCACGGTCGTTTACAACGTAGAATACACCTTCAGAACCTTTGAAACCAGCAGCAACAGCACCTGATCCAGAAACGGCAGGAACTGCTTCAATCATAGCGGTCTCCAAGTAATCTTCGAAACGCAAACGAGTCTCATGCTCAGACTTCAAGTACCACAAGAAACCAGATGCACCGTTCTCAGTAGTAACTTCAATCCATCCGATCTGAGCCATGTCAGAACCAGATACAGCATACTTATCCTTGATGATGATAGGGCTGTTGTCGAAGATTTCATCTTCTGCTTCCAAAGAACCTTGCATTCCGTTAGTTCCTTTTTTGAATTCAGAACCGTAGATGAAGATAGTGAAAGTGTTAACAGCAGATGCGTTAGTCATACCGGCTGCTTCGTAGAAAGCAACATCGATAGTGCCTAATGTTGTGTCAACAGCAGTGATAATTCCTTTGTTCTGGGTAGGACCAGCAACGTTAGGAGTGATCACAACAGTTTGGCCTACACGCAAAGCGATACTACCAGCAGTCAAACCAATAGAAGCACGGTTAGGAACCAATACGTCATTGATAGTGAAAGTTGCAGTATCGGCTGTAGTCAAAACAGTTGTAGTACAGTTGATGTACTTGATGTGCAAACGGCCTTGTTCAGCCCATTTGATCATATCTGAGTTTGATGGCATTTCGGCGCCAACCATACGCAAGAAAGAAGAGATAGTACGATTACCGTAACGCTCAAATTCTTTCTCGTAAGTATCAGGAAGATACTGGTTCAAGAAGTTGAAGTCGGTAATGTAGTTAGTAGATAGGGGGACCTGTTGCGCACTCGGCTGCAACTGATAGGTCGGGGTGGATAAAACTGCCATAGTAGTTTAGTTTAGTTTTTAGTTTTTAGATTTTTTTGATACTTCGGATTTTTAAGCCTTTGCCGGCATCAGGATCAACCACTTTAACCTGGAACCCGTCACTCGCCATCGGCTGGGGTGATTGTCTCTCGCTCATATTAATGTTCTTAATTCTGCGAGTAACATCATCAGTCGCGGCTGATCTGCCTTGTTCATAAAAGTACTTGGCAAATCTTTCGGGATTCATTGCTACCGCTAGCGCTCTGTGGTAGCCCGTTGCATCATTGATCATCCCATCTTTATCCAAGTACTTCGATATGAAGTTTGTTGGTGTCAGTTGGGCTTTCTTCAATTCAGCAGCATCCCCCGGTGTAAATCGTAAAACTTGGTCGTCTAACTTAAATTCAAAACCTTTGAACTCATTGTTAAATACCTCGTCGGTCTTCTTTGAAAACCACTCACGCTTACGCTCGGTCTCTTGCTCCATAGTTTTTGCTTGCGATATATATTGCTTGTAAGCCTGCAATTCTTCTTTTTCTTCTGGAGAAACATTTGCCGTACTTGACTCAAGGGGCGTTTTGTATTTCTCTTTTTGAGAGTTGAAGTACTGTTTGGCTTCTGCAACCATTTTTTTCTTGGATAGTTTGGCTCTTCTGATAGTTGAGTCATCGTCCAAGTCCTCATTGTATGAGTAGTCTTCCATCATGACATCAATATCATCATCATCCAATCCATCCTGCGTTACCTTGAGGTAACTGCGAAGGACATTGTCAGGCTCCATAGAATCAAAGTCTTCCTTCAACTTGACGAAGTCTTCGAATCCTCTTCCTGTTTCCTTGCGGTACTTCAAGTATGCTGATACGTCTTCTGGCAATTGCTCGTCGGAACGTTCAGAAACCAACTCATCAAAAGAGTTGATCTGTTTATTGTAGCGCTTGCTAATATAAGAAAGAACGTCTTGCTCTTGAAGTTCAGCCTCTATTGGTTGTGGAGCCGGATCGAAATCTGGTGCTGGTTCTAAACTTGGAGCGGGATCAACATTGTTGATTTGCTCTTCGTGTTTCTCTAGCAACTCTCTCTCGAGTTCCTGTACTCCTTTGGCCTCAATAGCCTTTACTTCTCTTACTTGGATTTCCATTTTGATTAGATTTAATTTTTACAAATTTATATATTTTTTTCAATATCGTTTAGCGAGGCTCGAACACAGACAAATCAAAGCCATCAAGCGAATCTTCTGTAGACTCGAAGTTGATTGGCGGTAAGTCGTTCTTACGTTGATTTATCAATTTTGATTGCTCGCTATTCTGTTGGCTTATGCGCTTTGACTTGGCATCTTCTTTCGACTTCTCTCTGCTAGAGATCTGTTGTTCGTCCATGCCAGCAAGAGTCATGTTGTATCTGAACTCTTCAGCCATCAACTGTTGCTTGAGTCCTGCTTCCGCTTTCAACATCTCAATTTGAAAAGCCACCTCTGCTTGTTTGATCTGCATCTTGGCTTGGCTTTCTGCTTGAATCTTTTGAAGTGAGGATTGCGCAGCCATCTGTTGCAACTCCATGTTCTGCTGTGCAGTCATCTGTTGCTGCATCATGGCCATCTTGTCCTTCTGCTCTTGCAACTTAACACGCTTCACCTTTAGCAATTGGTTTGCCATCTTGAGGTTTTTAATCTCACGGATATCAATCGCATCTTCAAGGTTGATGTCGCCCTTAGATAAAGCCATCTGAATATTAGCTTCTAGTTGAGCGCGCTCTTCTTCGTCCGGTGCTATCTCTAGGAAAATACCAAAATCATAGATGTACAAGTCTTTGATTTCATTCAAGATAGACACATTATATTTGCCAATACGACTGATGAAGTCGTCTTTGAAGTCAGCGTATTCAAGGATGTCAGCCACACGATAGGTCAATGCTTCCGCAATTGATCTGAATATGTATAAACCGCCCTCTAGGATGTGACGAGTTGCTGTGTTTGAATTAAGCGCAGCCAACTTCTGTAAGCCAACCAATGAGTTCGGGTCTGGGCTACTACCATCACGGGCCTCGTTGAGTCCTGTGGCGGTGCGTATCATGTCCATGTAGTGGTTGTAGTTTGCGATTAGCATCTGCGTTTTAGCAGCACCAGAGTTGGACGTCAACTGAGTGATAGGCACTCTTGCATTGTTGAAGTCCCCATCTTGGGTATAACTACGACCGATCACACTACCTGTTTGGAAGTATAATCTTAAGGCGTCCTCTGGATTGTAAGCATTGCCGGTACCAAGATCTATTTCATTAAGACCATCGGCATCGATGAATACACCATCGGGCACTGTACGAGCGATTACTTGTTGTAACTTCAAGTGAGTCAACTGAATCAAGTCAGTGAAAGGAATCATCCTACGCACCAAAGATTCAATCACTCCCTTGTACATACGCGGAGCGCATGCCACATAGTTAGGTAGCGCATGCTGAGAAGAAGACTTCGGACGAACCATGTTCTCTGACATCTTCCACTTGAGCAAGTAGTTTGTACCCATGACCATCACACCTTCGTACCAAACGTCAATGGTTTTTTCTATGCGTTCGAATTTTCCATCCTCCATCATCTCTGTTGGTGGGTTGAAAGTATCTTCTTTTTCAATGTAACGAACACCACCGCCCTCTAAATACTTCTTCTTATAAACAATCTTCTTAGTGGTTTTATAGTTAAAATACAAAAGGGTGGTCGTGTCTCTGAAGAAAATGCTGTTCTGGTAGAACTGACCTACGTTGTAGTAGTCGTACCAAGCCTGTCCGCTCTTGGATATTTCTTCTAATTCTGTGTTTGTTAATTTGGGGTCTATCTTCAGTAACTCCGTGATGGGCACTGTTTTAATTTCTCCCCAATAAAAACAATCTTTAAAGTATGGGTCTTCAGTATAACTGTAAACCACGTTTGCAGGATCGACGTAAGAAACTTGTACGCCTGACCCCAAAAGGAATTCATGTTTTGCTACACCAATGCCAAGCACAGTCATATCGTAATCGATACGCTTTCTCAAATCGAGATACTTGTTCTCGTCAAGGATTGTATTGATGGCTTCCTCTTCTGCAATCTCAATCGCTGGCTTGTAGTTCAACTGCATGTACAACGACAACTCCTCGTCATTGCTTGGCAATTGATCTGGATCCATGGTGAATGCATTGATACCGGTCTTGTTCTGGATGATTTCTAAAATGTCTTTAGATACCATCTGAGATTCAATAACGTCTTGGTACTTGCTACGCTTGGCTTGAGACATTGCGTCTTGAGCATACGCCTTTACCTTGAACATACGATCCGACATACCGTTCACAACGATATCCACAAACTTTGGGATAACGGGAACCGGAGTCCAGTCCAAATTCAAATAAGACAAATCACCATCGATGGCGAGTTCGTTCTTGTACTTCTGGACGGACTGCTCTCCACGAGCATAGAGTCTAAGTCTATGAAAGTCTTTCCATTGGCCGTAGAACCTACACTGATTGCCGTCTTTCCGGAACCATTCGTAAGAAATTGCCTGAGCTATTTGTAGCCCATACTCCTTTGATGCTTTCTCTGAGTCAGAGACAAACTGAGTTGGGAATCCTGTTGCAGTTATATTAATTAAGACATCCTTCATCGAATGAGTTCACTTGTATTACCTTGGTTTGTGTACCTAGCAAAAGTAATGCTTATTTTTGATTCTTTTTTTTCCGGCATGTATAGGTGTTTCTGATTCGCCATGATTGCCAATCCCGAACTGATAGATGCATCAAACTTGGTTCTATTTGATATGTCAAATTTGGCCCAATCCTCTAGCGTTTTGTTAAATGGCATCGACCCAATTAAATCCGGATCTCTGTATTTACCCTCGAAGTCAAAGCCAATATGCTTCTCAATGTATGACTCTATCGCCGATGCATGTGACTGCCTCACGTCTTCGGATGAGTTAGGTATACCACCCAACTCCTTCTCAGTGGCAGATAACTTATGAAGCAACTTGTCGGGTCTGTTTATGCTATATCCTCGGTAGCCCCTGTTCTTCAAGTGGTATAGTAAGCGCGGCTTGTTGTTCTCCGCTAGTACCGGCATGCCATAGAATACCAATGCCATCAGCACATCCTCGAAGAATATCTCCGCTGTCTGTGGTCTTGATATGTACTCTAGGAAAAATTCATTTGATGGCGCATCGTCCATGTGGAACTTGGTCATGCCATGCAATGCTCCATTCGATCCACGCCCGTCCACCGTCGCCGAGATATCGTACGAGTCACAGCCAAACGCACCGAGATGATCGTTGCCGGGGTACTTCATGCCATTGCGCTCGACCATCCTATTCTGGAACTTCTGATCTGGAAGCCAACTAACTAGGAATCTGCCCTTGTTATCGGGTGACCATATCACTTTGGTGTCCTTGATCCCGTCCTTCCACATAAAACTACCGCGCGTCACCATGTGTGCTAGCACCTGTGAGTCATTGTAATCTATTTGGTGGTATATCTTGGTCAAGTTGAATAATGATTGCTTGCTCTCGTCCCTAAATGCGTGAGACTCCGTGCGCGGGAACTGACGGTAGAATTCGTTCAATGCATCCGCATCGTTCTTCAATGAATCTACTTCCGCCTCCCAGTAATCAATCGCGCCGTTCTTCACCATGCCGTTGTCAACTCCCTTCACGGGATTACTTGGCGCCCTGAAGACAGGCATCCCATATCTGTCAATGAATCCCTCCATGTTCCACTCCATTGGAATGAACAAGTTGTACAGCCCACTCTTGGTCTGATTGTTTGAGTTCCTAACCGCAGCATTGGAATCCTCATATAGTTTTTTGTAATTATCGCCACCTTTACTCAAAGCATTTGACGTAGAACCCATGATGCACTTACCGATGATCCTGCTACCCACCCTCAAACACGTCTTGGTTACAGCCCAACTATTAAGGATATTATTTGGCCGGGTCCACTTGGCTGATTCGTCATGAGCCAAAAGTAGCAACTTCTCCCCATCATAGGAGTTCTCTTCTGTATTACGCCAGTCAATAGTGGTGTCCAATCCGTCTACCTCATCCATCGTCACATCGTACATGTTCTTCTTGGTGATCTTCGATGCAGGTACGCGGTACGCCAATTCTGTCTTTGGCTTATCCATACCATCCATCACAGGCTTGAAAAAGAATGGGTACTTGCTATTGATGGGAACGACCTTGTCCGTGAACATCTTCTTGGCGTCGATACCGGTCTTAGACAGAATACCAATCCTTGAATTCTTTGCAAGCGTAGCCGTGTTCACCACCTCGGACGAGCACATAAATGAAAATCCCGAACGACGTATCTTCAAGTATATCATACCAAAGCATCTCTCGTCAGCAACACATGCCTCCCAAAATATGTAGAACACCCTGTTGGCTTCTCGGTAATCGGGGTAGCCCACGTCAATACTAGCCCATTGCAAGTACATCCAATGACTTCCGGTCATGTAAGTGGCTACGCCATCATTCATAAACCAATAACCTTGGTCTCTGTAATCATATTGCTTCTCCACGTAATCAATCCAATTGTCCTTGAACCCCGATGGGAGTTCGTTCCATTGGAAGATGGATTGTATTCTCTGCAATTCTTTGGGGTACTCTTCCCTCTCCCAATACTGATGGGATGGCTTGGTGCTTCTTGAGTTTACCTTATCTGGCTTTAGTGGTAGGGCAATGATCAACCCCGACACTTTCCATATCTCTCCAATCTGCCCCGTCTTTGAGATAACGACCATGTCACACTGCTCGTTGTATCCGTACCTCCATCCTTTCACCGCATTCTTGTGGTTAAGGGTGGCCTTCGGAACGTAATCAACAAGGACCGTGTATAAACTATTTTGATCGTCTCTCTGCAAAGCCACGTTTAGAATCTGATTTTTTAGGGCCGTTATTGGCCATGTCTATATTCTCTTTCTCTGTAGTGATCCGGTTCAGAATATCGAATGCATCAAATATAGCCAACTTCTTGGTTGCTGCCGCGTTCTTTAACTTATCGGCAGACAGATCGTCATCTTCGCCCGGCTTAATGATGTCCTCCTCCGCGACCATAATTAACTTGTCGACAGCGGCGTAGCCAGCCTTAATGATTCTTAGTTTGATTTCATCGTTGTCCATTATACCCTCCCTTTCAAGAACACCACTTGCACTAGCCTTGCTCCTTCGTCTTTGCCGAAGTTCTCGAATATGTTTCTAGAGTGTGCGAGTTCTGAATCAAATATAACCATACGGTTGTACTTGGAGTAGAACACACATGACTTATTCCCGTCTTCGTCGTATATGGTAGTGCCATCATCCTGCGGATGGTTCTTGTTTAGATAAAGGATGGCGGTGACATCGCCCATCATGTCATCCTTGTGGATGAAGTTGGGCTCGTCTTGCCCTTCGGGTGATTTGCGTACAAAATTAAATGTCACGTCATAGTCGGGGCCTAGATATGCCATCACTATCCGCGCGAACATATCGTGGCTAGGACGAGGTTGAATGTTCTTGAATGTCTTCTCTCCATCGTTTACGTCTACAAATCCCCGCTGGTGAACGTCCTTCACATACCTATCGGGATCAATCAATACATTGTCTAATACTATAAAGTTCATAATTTTATCGTTATCTGATGGTCGAATATCCTATAAAGTCTTTCTCCGTCTACTTCGAATTCGTATTCGCTTTCCGGTTGGAAGCAAACAATGTCTCCTTTGTTGACGCCCTTACTGAGTAGGTACTCATTTGGGTACCACATCTGCCCCATCAACGGCTCGTCTTTGAACGGCTTGAATATGTGAGTGTGCTTTGCAGGTATGGGTTTGACGAAACAATATCTGTCGTATGCATGCCATACATCTGCGTGTCTGAATAAGAAAAACTGGTCAAGTTCGATGAAAAATAAATCTTCACGAAAGAAACTTTTCCCACTCTTGCGGTTTCCCCGCATGTCGTTGTAGAATTTGAAAACATTATGGTGTACTAGTAAAGTATCCCCGGGGACGATGGGGCCTCGGTATCCCCTAGGTACTTCAACCACCTCTGCCTGCCGGTTAGAAAACTTGTGGTCCTCCTCCGATGTGCTTATGATTAAATCTATACCCGCTATCTCTTTGGTATTGTTGTATCGCTTTCCCTTGACCGGTCTAGCGATAAAATAGAATGGTGACTGCATCAATAGTTAATGTTGTATTCTATGGATACAGGAATGGTGGAAGAGAATTCTTTCCACAGCACCACCTCATTCTTGGGGTTGATGATATAAATCTTAATTGATTGTCGGCGCTCGTCGTACTTGATTAGGTGTATTTCATTTGTGTCGTTGAGAACCTTTTGCCCAACGATGTAATGCATCGCACCCCCCTTGTAGTCCGGACCAATCGCTATTTTCCTGATGTCCATATTTCATTTGATTAGATTAAATTTAATTACCGCCAACAGAGTTAATAAACCCTGTTGACAGTTAAGATTACTGAAGGAACAGCAGGGTGTGGTAATACCACATCTGCTACTTCTGCAAGCAAAGAGATTGTATCGTCTTGGCTCCACATAATTTCAGCGTATTGCCCGTTGGTTACTTGTTGGAAGAAATTCCAAGAAGCAACAGCGTAGTTTGCGTTTGCTTTCAAGGTAATGTGGGTTGCGCTATTAGGCACATCCACACCATTTACCCTCAACCAAATGCTAACCTTCTTGTCGGATCCGCCAGAGGCTCTGTAAATTTGAGCAGAGAACTGGATGTTGTAGACACCGGCATTTGTGAAAGTAATCTCTGTTGGATTAGAAGAACCATCTAAACCAATAGACACATTGTTTGAATTCACAGTCGTGGCATATTTCATAGCCGCTATCTGACCCGAAGTCACATTCTGAGTGGTTGAATCAAAGAACGAACCGTAATCATTCGGTGCGAAATATGCATCACCCAATCCCAATACGTCAGAGATTAGAAAGTTAGCGGTTTCGTCGCTGGCAGAAACGTTGGTTCCTATCAACTTGCTAGATACCCCAAGAGGTGTGGCGTTGGCGTACTGTGAAATTTTCATTTTGTTATTCTTTTTCCTTCTTTGTTATCTCTCCTGTCTTCATGTTTATGACCGCGTCTTCTCCGTAGAGATCGATCAAAAGTCTTTCGTGATTGGAGAACTTCTCACGCAAGGCTTCCATTGCATTTAATGCAGCGTACTTGTTCATTTCAAAATCAGCAATGCTCATTCTCAAACGCGTGTACTCTGTGTTCATTTGTTGGATTGTCTCCAACTGCTCTTGAGTTAATTTCATTAGCACAAATATATGCCTTTTTTAAAAACAAAAATCCCCCTTGATTAGAGGGGGATGGTTATGATTACTTAGCAGCTTTTTTCTTTTTGAACTTCGCCGCGTCCAATACTTGGTACTGAGTACTGCCTTTTACCTTGATGGCTTTCAGCAATTGCTTGCGATTGCCATGGGCTTTGTAAGACACGTGCACCCAATCTGGGTTCTTGTCGTCTCCGAACTCCCAGATAATCTGGTCGAAGTCAAGGTTGTTCACGATGTAAGAGAACACTTCTGCGTTCTTACTATCCAAGTCAATGTCGACAGCCTCGCCAATGTTGTGCTGGCTGGCCTTAACACCACCAATGAGTTTGTTCAACTCCGGTGAGCGGTAGCCGCTGCTGATTTTGATTGGGCATTTCATACCATCTCTTAAAGGTTCGAGTACTTTTTCACACAAGGTCTTTAGGTTCTCAGCCACTTGTGGATCTTTGGGGATGTTTGGAATCCCGTTTTTAATTGCTGTTTGACTATAGGTCAACTCACGCAATGAGAAGTTTTCAGTTAGGTTCATATCATACAAAAATAAAGAATATTAATCCAATAGCAAGTGCCGTGCAAATCCGCTTGAGTTTATGGATCTTGTTGTCCCTGCTTTGTAACTCATTGAGCAACTTGGTTTGTATCTTGTCTTGCTGAGCAATGACAGCGCTGTCCACCTTGCGGAACTCTATGCATAGGGCCAAGTTCTCTCTGGCTTCTGCGCCTTTGATTAGGTAGTAATTACTTGCCGCAACTGTCGAGGAATCGATGCATTGCGAGGAGGCGCTTTGTGGCACCGCAAGAAGTATCACCAGTAAGAGTGAGGTATATCGTGTCATATCTTTGGTCAATAATGGTTTGGGTGTCGTGGAGTTTCTTGTACTTGAGTTTGATTTTGTACAAGGTGTCCAATTCTTTCTGGACAATGCGTATAGCAGGGCCATGCGTAAACTCCTTTTGTCTTGGCACGGCAAACTCTAGGTATACCATACCACCAAATAGAAGGAGCAATAACAGCAATATAGACGCGTTACTCTTCGACATTGCTTTTCTTTCCGCTGAACTTGTCAATGGATGTGAAGCCCAATGATAGAATGGTTACCCACTCTACCGCAGCCACTAGTTCTGGGCTGGGCGCTATCTCTTGCGGAGACATAGAGTTATGGGCCATGGTACCAAACAATACGAAGGCACCGATGATTCCGACAAAGCGCTTGCTTGAGAACTCGCCTTTGTCTCCCTTAAAAATTTCTAATATCTTTTTCATTTGCCTTGGCCTTTATATTTTTTGACGTAATTCTTAGAGGTCTTCAATGAAGAACTCTTCTTCTTGGAAACAACACCCGGTCTAGAGACCTTGGGCTTTTGCTTGAATGAAGAAGCGGTGTTGGTTTTTACTTTTGTTGCCATTATTTCATTCCGTTTAGTCGTAGCATATTTTCAATAGATGCCGTGTCCATGTCGGCCATAGCCGTATCAATGCCCATGTACATCATGGTATTCGCATACTTGGTAGCCTTGGCTTGCGCCTTTGCGACATCTTCTTTCAACGCTTCTTTCTCAGCCACCTTACTCTCAACCATCTCTGCGTTCATCTTCTGTGCCATTTTGGTGACCTCTCCCGCACTCTCTACATTTTTTGACACCTTGCTAAGCAACGCATCAATCTCATCGATTGTGGGGGTTTGTTTTGCGTTTGCAATTGTGAACACATAAGCCGTCATAAATAGGGCGGTAAAAACTAACAATGCCGTTCTCATAGTTTTTTCATTGTTTGCATGATACGAATCTCGGTCATGGCAGATGCCAAGCACGAGTCAGATCTTTTAAGGGCGTACGTCAACTTGTCAATCTTGACATCCAATGCTTCAATCTTTTGATTGGCTTTCTCGATCTGGTCTTTATAGCCCGAGCGCAAGTCCATGTACAAATAGCTAACAGCCACAAGCATACAAAAAGCAACGGCAGCAACTGGATTCTTTTTGAATTGTTCAAAATTAATGGGCACCCCATTTGGAACTTTCTTTGCTGCCGTCATTTTGTTATTCAGTTACTTCACCAAACTCAACGTCTGGCTGGCTATTGATGTATTCCAACGCCTTTACGATATTGGTTACTTCTACTAGGCCATAACAGCCTTTAGCGATTGCAATGTGTAAAGCCTCGCTGATGATTTGTTTTGCTTGTTCTGATTTCATATGATTTTATTTTTATGGTACTGGGTAGAAATCCGGGGGTAATGGCGTTACCACAGGCACAACAGGAGGATTGATTTGAGAATCAATCTGCCCTTGAATACACGCTTCAATAGAGTTTACGCCATTAACACCCAATTCCTGCTGAATCCATCCTACTACAATATCGTTAGTAAGTTGATCGTAAGGAATAAAAGGCGATACGCTAGCAGTATTAAACTGCGCGCTGTTAGATAAGCTTGCAGTATAAGTACCGTCTACGCCTGTTACATC